ATCGAATGCATCGAAGCCATTGAGGCGGCTTTAACCAACGAAGAATTCCGTGGGTACTGCAAGGGAAATTGCATGAAGTATATTTGGCGTGAGAAGCATAAAGGCGGGACAGAATCACTGAAGAAAGCACAGTGGTACCTCGATCGTCTTATTCAGCTTGATGAGTCTCAGAAGGGCTGAAGATCATCTTCATCGTCGTCCTCGTCGTCGTATGCATATGCGGCGGCGAGTTCAGCCAACTCAAGTTCAGTGGGATGATCCCAATCTAGTTCGATGTGTTCAGACGCAAGGATGTCTTTAAGTGCATACCATTCCATCATGCGTTGATGATAAAGAGTAAGAAGAGTAAACCTTAATTCTTCCCATGTCATCTCTTGGGACTGAAGATCAGCCTTGCGCATAGCAAATTGAAGTTCCAGTGGAAGCTCAAATTCCCGTGGTTCAACTGATCGCTCCATTCCGCTCTGCATGTCTCTGATGCAACTATTCTAATCCTAGAGGTTAAAGATGGAATCCAGGCTTTCGTCCGCAAAATCAACCCACGGGTTGTTGTCAATTTTGAAATTGTTAGCAAATGCTGACAAAACATAAGGATTGACTTGCTCTTCTAGCTCTCGAATTGCCCTGACTTCGTGGGGAGCAGCAGTGTAATTACGAAATGCAGTCAGGAGAATCTCTGTTGAGGACCAGGGATTAGCATCAATCTCCTGGAGGAATAAATTCATTTCTTCTCGTCGACGGTCCAGAAGACCCCCAACCACCTTGTGATCCTGGTCAAAGATCCAGCGACTAATTTCATCTGTAACACCTCCAAAATCCTCAACTTCAAGGCAGTCAATTACTTTGCTGTAGAGAAAAGGTTCCCAGCCAATAGAGTGAATAAACGAAATAAGAGCCTGGCGCATACAGTCATCAAGTTCCAGGTTCAATTTCAAAAGCTGGGACTCGATAATACTAATCTCATAGAAAAGATATTCCAGTGCTTTTTCTTTACTGCAGCACTGGCCTTTCTTTACAGGAGAACCATCGGGATAGAACTGGGTTCCAAACCCGATGGTGTAAGGCTCTTCACCTGTGTGCGGATCTGGGTATGCCTTTTCGCTATACCCTTCGTATTTACGAATTAAGTTAACGGCATGCGAAAAATCTGACATGGGAATAACTATTGTTATCCCCAATCATACACAATTTACTTGCCTTGCCCGCGCAATTTTTTACGTCCGTGATTAGGAAGTGAATTCATCCCCTGTCCTTGCCTTGTTTTTTTAGGCCGGGATTCAATTTTAATAGTTGAGTTTGACTTGGGCTTTGCCATGGTGTCGTAGGGGTAACAACAAAAGTATAGCGGTTTCTACCAAGCCTTGCAACTCCAGTAGCCAGCAGTCAACCTGCTCTTTTTTTCGTCACAATTGTGTCTTGCACGGAAGTTTTTGCGTCGTTCTGGATTGTCTCGCTTGATCTCCATGTTGGCGTCACCGAATCTGACAATTTTTTCTTGGCCGTTTTCACAAGCCTTTACAACTGATTTTTTGCCTCCTTTAATATCGCGCCGAGGCTTATTACATTCCATCTTATCTTTTGCGATCTTAGCCACAGATGCCGCCTTTTTCCTTTTGTCGCTCATTTTAAGAAAGCCGTAAAGCCACCTAAGATACCTTTTCCGGTAGAAGACATGTAATCTTCGTCGTTGTCATCTTTCAATCCTAAGCTAAAGTATCCTTCTTCTTCCTCTTCGTCTGAAGCGGTTTTTTGATCATCTTCATCCTCTAGAGATCCCATTAGCTTTTCAACTGTACCCAGGGATTCAAAAGGATCTGCAGTAAGTTTTCCAAAATCAAACTCGAGTCCTTTGCCTGTCACGAGTTGCGTCATAACTGCCATATCCTCTCTGTCTGCATCTGGATAAACATCCCTGTAAAACTCTTCTTCCGTACCTTTGTAACCAGCGTTTTTAAAAATTTGATAAAACTCCGTCTCTGGTTCTTTATCTTTTTCTAAATTATCTTCATCTCTTTGTATGTAAGTAATACCAAGTCTTTCTTGCGTTGGTTTTAATTTTTTTTCTTGCAGGTATTTAATGTTTTGTCGTATTTCTTCTGCGCTTCCTGTTCTTACCGTATTCATAATTTGTTCTTTTAATTCATCAAGACTTCCCTGAAAACCTTCCAGGTTCAAGTCTTTTAACACTTCTTGCCATTGTTCAGGATTATTTGGATCTAATCCTTCAAGCAAATCATCAGCAAATTCTTCTGGTAACAGAAAAACACCAAAGATATTTTTTTGTTTTAAAGCTTCATCGCTTAACTCAGGCAAAACTTTAGTGTAAATAAAATCTTTTATTTTACTTGCTGTCAAAAAGTTTTCCGCTGGGTCAAAACCCTGACCCTGACCTTTAACTTCAAAATGCATTTTTGCAAAAGCTTTTTTATCGTTTACATCTACGCCAAAACGATAGGCTTGTTTAGCCCAATAATCGTCTCCGTTTTTAGCATCTTCCCAATCACTAGCAACTTGTTTGGCTTGTTTTTCATACAAAGCCTGTTGAGCGACATCGCCTGTTGGATTAAAGTAAAACTCAGCATCAAAGAAACGTCCGGTTTTAACTTGATTTTGTACATTTTGTAAGTATTCGTTTGCTCGTAAATCGGCAAGCCTAGAGACTGCGCTTACCATGTCTTCCGTTTGGAATGGGTTTTTTTCTTCTTGTCTGACGTCTAAATACTCTGTAAATTCATTCATTGACTTTGATTGATCAAAGCGCGGTTGCAAATAGTCTGTTATAAAGTTTCTTGCAAACTCTGCTTCAATTTTAATTTTTTCTTCTACAACACCTTCCGGCGTGTTTCTTTGATAGGCAAGCTCTTGCTCTTGCTCATACTTTTTCTTTATCGTCTCATCAAACCACTGCTGCCAATTGTAAGTAACGTTGTTTTGAATCCCAGTAATGTTTTGTAGGCTTTTTTCCAGGTTGTCTTGGTTGAATGATTTATCACCCATCATGGAAGCATACGCACCAATTCCAGAATCCACAAATAATGAATCCGCAATTGTCTTATTTATATTGATGATTTCCCCTATGCTACCTAGACCAGAAAGCAGATCAAATTCTGCTTCTTTTGTTTTGGCTTTCTTAATTTCTTCAATTGTATCTCTTAAAACATTCTGGGTTAATGCACTGAATTTAGTTACGTCAACTGTAGCTTTTTCACCAACTACTTGATTGATGGCATCTTCAAGTTCAGTTATTCCGTAATCAATATTGATGTTATTTAAATACGCAACTTCTTTGTCTTCAGGTCTTTGAGATAAACGAAATAAGGCAACAAAGTCTTCTTTTTTTTGAGGGTCTAAAAACTTTTCTTTGCCTAATGTTTGCCAATAAGAATCTCCATTTTTTGCTTTTTCCCACTCAGCAGCAATTTCTGGAACCTTTATTAATCGATCTGTTTGCGAGTCTGCATCAATGCCAAGCTGAAAAGCTCTTGCATCTTGAATATCCTTGTCTGTTGGTTTCTTTTCTACATAGCTGGAAGCCTGGGTTGTTGCTTCAGGTGCGTTGCCTCTTTTCCCAGCGGGCTTGCCTTGGGTCGTATAATGCCAAAGATAATAGCCATTTTCTCCGTATTTATTGACAATATCTACATCATCTTTTGCAACAGCTTCAGCATATTTTGCTGCAAGTTCAGGATTTTGAGTTTTGTAGTAGCTCGCATCAAAATCACCATACAAAGGTTTAGCGCCAAGGTTTGAATCCCAAGGTTGCAACTTTTCTGTCAGGTAAAAAGCTTTAAAATTATCTTCTACTCCAGCAATACCAAGTTCTTTTAATGCACCTCTTTGTGCAACATAATCACCACCCTTCGTAGTGTTGATAATTTGTTGGGCTCTTGGTAATTTTGCATTGTAGTCACGTACTTCTTTATTGTATGGCTCAATTAATTCTTTATTAGTTTTTTCATTATTTTGTGCAGTTTTAAATTTTTCTAGCGTATTACTTCCAAAATTTTTTAGTGCATTATATGTTGCACTCGAGGCCATATCGTCAGGTAGTTCATAATAGACATTGTCTATAATTTTTCTAATATTTGCTTCACTATTTGCAGTGGGTAATTCAATAGAAGTGGTTCCTGTTGTTCGGTATCCTTGGTTCTTGTAACCTGGCGTTCGCGTAACTGTATTTCCTGCGGAGGTAGTTCCAATAGACGCACTAGTAACTTGTCTATATGATCTTTCAAATTTATCAGCAGAAACAACTGTTTTCCATGTAATATTCAAATAATTTGTAGCAGCAGGATAGTCAACCTGCTTTAACGCCTGCTCAGACCTTGGAGTAAAAGACCATTTTTTTGTGGAGGAGTTATAAGTAGCAGACATCTTATGCGACTTGTTCTAGTATGTTTGGCGGCAGGTGGGAGAAATCTAAAAAACCTTGGTCAGTCCAGGCGTTGATTTTATCCATCCTAGCCTGACTAAAGAACTCTTGCTGCTGGTACCATTCTTCCATTTTGGAGCTTGCTTTATTCGTATTACAACGACGGCAGGCTGGAATAAGATTGTTTCTGTTGCTGGTACCAGAGCGAAACCTTGGTATTATGTGATCCAGTGATGTGGCATCTTCCCCGCAATAGCCGCACTTACAGTCCCAGGCTTCGTAGATAGATTGTCTGTATCGTTTCTTTGCTAACTTTGGAGTTAATTCAATGAGCAGGGCGAGGGGTTCCTGTTCACAGTTGAACATACTCTTTAGTTGCCGTTAATTTATTTTAGTTTGCCCACACATCTCTCAATAAAAATAAAGAGATAAAATTTTGGTTAAGGTGGTTGACAGGGTCTTGACTTTGTGTACTGTATAAAGGTACGCACTTCCCTGTGCCATGACCAAAGAGCCCGGTTGGGTATCCGCCCAAAAAGCACAAGAGCTTCTCGGCATCGACCGGAAGACCCTCTTTAAGTATCGCGACGACGGAACCCTAACACTTGGAACGCATTTTGCTGCATTTCCTGGCTGTATGTCCCGTGACGGTTACCGCTGGAATGTAGCAGCAGTCCGGAAGCACCTCAACAAGATTGAGCGTCAGCAAGCAAAGATGGCAATGGAAGCTTGCTGATCGGTTATGATCTAGCTGGATGAGAAAGGACGGCGACAACTCCACATTTGTGGGGTTGTTTTTTATGCGGGTGTAATGCCACTGGCAAAAGCGGACCAGGCAAGACCCATGGCTTCAATGGAGGAGATTTCTCCTGAGGCGTAAGGAAGATTCACTACGTCGCCAACGTGATAGACGGTGGGAGTACCACTGGCTTCAATTGGGCTGAAGCCATACTTGCGGATATCGATTTGTTCTTCTGATAGGACAAATGTTCCGTCTACAATGTCACCAAAATTAGCCATTAGGTTCCAGGTAAGCCACCTTGTGCTGGGACATAAGGTTGTCCATTTTTATCAAACATAGTAAAGCCAGACATCAACACGAAGGTTGACGGTACGTTGAATAGTTTCTGCATCATTGGCATCATCATCGGTGCTTGACAGTTGTATGGCGGTACATCCATAATCGACAGCCCTCTTGCTGCAAGACGATACCCGGCCTCTTGGTTGTTTTTATTTGCTTCCGCTACGAGTTTTTGTTCCCATTCCACAATGCTTCCCATTTCGACTGGCAGATCAGAAGGCTCTGGAGGGAACACCTTTTCAGTAAATTTCATTGCGTAAATATGTTTGCAGTAGCGCAACTCATCAAGCAAGGGAGACCAAAAGTCTGTTAAAGAGGTAATTTCGTAGGAGCCATCTGCGTTCCGCTGTGAAGCATAGTCTTCAAATAGGACAGGACCTTCCGCTGTAGCACCTTCCAGGGAGGGTAAAGGCGTGTTCCTGAGGTATTGGCGACCAAAGTCCCTGAACACACCAGGGTTATCTCTGAGCGCCCCTGGGACCACGGAGGAATTTGGTGTGATGGTTGGGGGGATATTGTACTCAGGCGTTGGTGCAATAACTTCCATGCCACGATTCACAGTCGCACTGGTCATGGAGCTGTTATCAACTTTTCCATTGAGCGTCATAATCTCGTAACGACCAGGTTTAAT